GAATAAGGGTAGCATAGAGTTCGAAAACGGTTCTAAGGTAAAGGCTATGGCGACTTCTGCTAGAGCCGCTCGTGGGGGTTCATATAACTTACTATATCTTGATGAGTTTGCTTTCGTTCAAAGAGGAATTCAAGAAGAATTTTATGTGTCTGCATATCCTACTATTTCATCTGGTCAAACTACAAAGATGATAATAACATCTACACCAAAAGGTTTAGATTATTTTTATAAGATTTGGAAAGATTCAGAAGAAGGAAGAAATAGATTTAAGAGACTTGAAATATTTTGGTCAGATGTTCCAGGGCGTGATGGAAACTGGAGAAAAGAACAGATTGAAAATATGGGAGAACGAAACTTCTCTCAGGAATTTGAAACTGAATTTCTTGGTTCTTCTGATACACTTATATCTGGTAAAAAACTTGCCATGATTCCATATCAAACTCCTATTCATGCTTCAAAAACTGGATTTAATTATTATAAAGAAGTTGAAGAAGGGCATACATATATTACTGTTGTAGATACAGCTCGTGGAGTAGGATTAGACTATTCGGCTTTTGCTGTGTTTGATGCTACAATTTCTCCATATGAAGTTGTATGCACATATAGAAATAATGAAATACAGCCAATTATATATCCAAAATATATTCATGATGCTGCTATATATTATAATAATAGTCAAGTTTTAGTAGAAACAAATGATTTGGGTCAACAAATTGTAGACATAATGCACGAAGATTTAGAATATGAAGGAATTATAGCAACATATAGTAAAGCTCGAAAAGTTGCTGCAACAATGGGATTTGGTGTTAAATCAGAACTTGGAGTTAGAACTACAAAATCTGTAAAGAGTTTAGGATGTTCTACACTTAAAAGTTTAGTTGAAGATGATAAATTAATAATAAATGATTTTAATATTTTAGATGAGATGTCTCGTTTTGTTTTAAAAGGAATAAGTTATCAGGCAGAAGATGGAGCTCATGATGATTTAGTTATGTGCTGTGTTCTATTCGCTTGGTTAACATCCCAATCATATTTTAAAGATATGACTAACCATGATGTTGTTAAAAATATGTATGACCAAAATGTTAGTGCAATGGAAGAAAATTTAGTTCCATTTGGCCATATATCAACTGGTCAAGAAGACGATTTTGAGTATTCAGATGGTGATTTATGGAAAATGGGTTAATTTTTAAATCATAGTTTTTATAAATATAAGAAAATAAAGCTTATAAAAATAATAATAACAATAAGGAGATTATAAAATGGCTTATCAACAAAGTGTTGGGATCAATGTTACAGAAATTGATCTGTCAACTGTTGTTCCAGGAGTCGCAACTTCGGAAGGAGCTATCTCTGGTGTATTTCGTTGGGGACCTGTTAACGAGCGCGTTCTAATTGATTCAGAAACACAACTAGTAAATCGTTTTGGTAAACCAACCAATTTGAATGCTGAAACATTCTTTACAGCAGCAAGTTTTCTTGGATATAGCAATCAATTATTCGTAGTAAGAGCTGGTGATACAACTGGAACTTCTCCAATAGTATCAGCTAATATCGGCGTTGGCGTAGCAGATGTTGAAGTTGGAGATACTTCGTTATTAGAAAATGGCATGATTCTTATCGCTTCTTCTAATACATCATCAGTTAGAGTCGGTTCAACTATTAGTATAACAAACTCTACTCACGTTGCTCTTGCAGCATCTTCGGATGCATTAGGAACTGATACTGGAGTTAGTATTCAATTTGTTGCAAATACAACTGTTCATAATTCTGTTGTGAATACAGCATCTGTATCAAATCTTGCTTTACATATTGTTAAATCAGAAGATGATTATACAAACAAAGATGGCACTTTCGATACTGATGTTCAGTGGATTGCAAGATGGCCTGGTGAAATTGGAGATTCATTAAAGATTTCTGTATGTGATACAGCGAATGCCTTTCAATCTAATGTAACTTTTGTTTCAAATACCTCATATAGTGGTAATACTGAGTTTACTGTTGGATCAAACACCGGAGTAGTTTATGTAGCTCCTGTAGATATTACAGCAAGTAATACTGCTACAGCAGTAACAATCTTAAATTCAAATACTGCTTTGCTTGAAGATGATTTCCAGGTTGGAGATCTATTAAAAACTGGTAACACAACAATTGGAACTCAATATATTAAAGTTACTGCAGTCTCAACAACAAACGCAGCGCTAGGAACAAATAGTGCATCATCAGTTGATGTTACAGCCAATAGTACAACATTAACGACATCAGCTAATGCATTTACATCCAATTCAGTTGGATCTTACTTAGCTATCTTTAGTGGTGTAGATGAATTCGATGTAGCTAGAATTAATGGATATACAAATGCTACTACAGTAACAGTAGCATCAAATATATCATTCACAAATGCTGCTGCTGATTTTGGTGTTTATACTCCTCGTACAATTGATATCTCACTTCAGGACGAGTATAGATTATCTACTAATTGGACATCAGAAGATACAATTACAAGAAGCTGGGAATATTTCGAATTGTTTGATGGCGCTCCTGGAACTTCTGCCTTTGTTACAAACTTTGGAAATACAGCGGCTTTAGATGAACTCCATGCTACAGTGATCGATGAAGATGGTAAATTTACTGGCGTTCCTGGAACTGTTCTTGAAAAGTTTGCTTCTATGTCAAGAGCATCAGATTCCAAAACAATTGATGGTGCTTCAAACTACTATAAGAATGTTATCAATGAACAGTCTGCTTATATTTGGTGGGCTAATGATCGTTCAAACGCTGTATCTAATACAGCTGTAAACGTTACTAGTTCAACAAATTATGTTCCATACACTGCAAGTTTCAATTATGGCCAAAATGGTGCTGATGAATCTACTGTATCTATTGGAACGCTTGCAACTGGTTATGATAAGTTTGCTTCAGTTGAAGAAGTAGAAATTGGTCTAGTTATGCAGGGTAAGGCAAGAGGTGGATCACATGGTGGCCAGCTTGCTAATTATCTAATTGATAATATCGCAGAGCATAGAATTGACTGTGTAGTGTTTGCATCACCAGACAAATCTGATGTTGTAAATAACGTTGGCTTTGAAGCAACCGATGTTGTGGCAATGAGAAACACAATGAGAAGCTCATCTTATGGATTCTTAGATTCTGGTTACAAATATATGTACGATAGATACAATGATGTATATCGTTGGATTCCTCTAAACGGTGATACTGCTGGTCTTACTGCAAGAACTGAAATTACTAATGACGCATGGTGGTCACCAGCTGGTTATAATAGAGGTAATATCAGAAATATCGTAAAACTTGCTTATAATCCTCGTAAATCAGATAGAGATATTCTTTATAAGAAGGGTATCAATCCAGTTGTTACATTCCCTGGCGAAGGAACAATTCTTTATGGAGATAAAACTCTATTAGCTAAGCCAAGTGCATTTGATAGAATTAATGTTCGTCGTCTGTTTATTGTGATTGAAAAAGCAATTTCTAGATCTTCTAAATATACTCTATTTGAATTCAACGATTCATTCACAAGAGCTCAATTTAGAAACCTAGTAACTCCATATCTGAGAGATGTTCAGGGTCGACGTGGTATCACAGACTTCCTTGTAGTATGTGACGATACTAACAATACTGCAGAAGTTATTGATAGAAATGAATTTGTAGCTGATATTTACATTAAGCCAGCAAGAAGCATTAACTTCATCCAACTTAACTTTGTAGCTGTACGCACAGGTATAGCGTTCAGTGAAGTGGTTGGGGCCTTTTGATATACCACTTTCTAACATTTCATAATTAATGAAAAATGAAAACGGAATTAAGAAATTCGTTAAACCAAATACAACTGAAGCCAAAACTCTTCTTAATAATGGTTTTGTTTTAGTAAGATAAATAAAATAAAAAAGGAGTACTTTTAAATGGCTTTTAATATTGACGCTTTTAGAGCAAAAGGTCTCGTCCACGGTGGCGCTAGACCTACGCTCTTTGAGATTAGAATGAATTTGCCAGCCCTAGCAGAAGCAAGTGATGAAGTAGAAAAGGTTAGATTCCTAGCACAGTCTGCTACACTACCTGAATCTGCTATATCACAAATTCCAGTAGCTTATTTTGGACGATTTATTAACGTTCATGGAGATAGAACTTTTGATCCTTGGACCATTAGTGTTATCAACGATGAAGACTTTAAAGTTAAGTCTTCAGTAGAAGCTTGGATGAATGGCATGAATTCTCATATCTCAAACAGACGTAATGAGCAGTTTGATTATGAAAATTATAAATCAAATGCTACTGTATATCAGCTTGCAAGATCTGGTAATGGAGCAAATGATATCGACACTGCAATCAAAGCATATACCTTCAGTGGAATGTTTCCGATTAGATTAGATCCTATTGCTCTTGATTGGAATGCTCAGAATCAAATTGAAACTTTCAATGTAACGTTTGCATACGATTATTGGGTTCCTGGAGATGATGAAAATGGTGAAAATGTTGGTAAGTATAACGGAAAAGATGGAACAGCTATTAGTTGGAATCCTACATTAAATACCGATAGTATTTAATCAATATTTTTTTAATTAGAAAAGTGAGATAATATGAAATTTTTAG